AAATTAGTGATCAGATCGTTGGGAAAATGACAAAACGGGAATATATTGATGATGGGTCGATTAGCCTGACGACGGAAACATCAACGGAGAGCAAGTGGGCTGCACATGTCCAGTTTCGGGAATCCGATGGTCAGAATGTCAATATTGATATACGTTCCGATGGAAAGGAGATTTATGTCACATGATACCGGATAACATTATGGAGAAGATTATAAATGTTCCAGATGAATCTGAATACATGGAAGAATTGCAAACAAAACTTGCGGAAGAGGGATTTGTGATTACAAATTTTTCCAAGGGTGGTGTATTTTATGCGATCCTGCGGATTGTAGTGCATGGCATGCTGCAGCTGAAACAGCTAGCCGTTCAGATCGTTAATTCAGCGTTTATGGTGCATTGCCCGGATGATTGGGTGGAAATCCGAGCGGCAGATTATGCAAAATATCGCAAGGAGGGTATACCAACAAAAGGGTATGTGACAGTATATCGGCGTGATTACAGTTATCCTGTAAAAATCAAAAAGGGACATCCATTTATCACATCCAGAAATGCCGAGGGGGCATATTTTACATTTTATGCAGCCGAAGACACTGTGATGCCCGAAGGAGTCAGCGAATACAAAGTAATCGTTGAAGCGGAACAGCCGGGAGCTGCCTACAACGTGGAGCCGGGGACAATCTGTGAAACGCTTGTGTATATTGACGGCTATGATCACGTAAGAAACGAAGAAGACTGGATTGTCGAAAGTGGCACAGAAATCGAAGAGATTGAGTCCTTGCGGCAGCGCTGTTTGAACAGCCGGGCGGAAAATGCACGTCTGAATCCGGACAGGAAATTGCAGAGTATTGTGGAATCCATTAGTGGTGTGGTGACAGCGGATATTGACAGCCAAGCGCCACGAGGCGAAGGAACGGTTGATATTATTGTTACAGGCGCAGAAGGAACGGCGGATGAAGCACTGATCCAGAAGGTAAAGGCAGCAATTAAAGAAATGGAAGGCAGCTATGGAGACTATCTCGTCAAATCTGCGGAATCTGTTAAGCAGGACTTTGAACTGACGGTATACGTAGAGCGGGGAATCAGCGTTTCCGGATACGAGGATCAGATCCGCGCAGCTATCATGGATTTAATGGATGTAAGCAAGCGTAAAGAATTAAATACACTTTATCGGGATGCGATCATCGGGAAGTTAATATCTACAGTCCAAGGGTATAAAAAAACGGATATCACAGTACCGGCAGCGGATGTCATTGCTGAAAGGGGTAAGGTTATTGTGACAGGGGAAATCCACATCACTGTGAAAAATATCAGTTGACAGGAGATTGAGTATGTTTGATAGATTCAGGGATTATCTGTATTATCTATTGCCTTCGCCATTTATGCGACTGAAGAAAACAAAAAATCAGTGGTACATATTTTTTAAAGTAATCGGTGACGAATATGATAACGTGCAAGCAGAGCTGGAGCGTGCATTAGATCAAACGTCAGTAGTAACCTGCAACGTGGAGATGTTGCAGTATTACGCGCAGGACCGAGGAATGCATCGGTATCCGGATGAAGATGATGAAACATTCCGCAGCCGGATCGCAATGCAGGATGAAGTGGAAGCATTCGGAGGAACGAAAGCGGGAATTATTTTAGCAGCTAAAACATTGGGATATAACGATGTAGAGCACTTATGGTATCCGGATATTGGCTATCCGGATAAGTGGGCGCAGTTCCTTTTGCGGGTGGGGGTTCGAGATGACACGGAACATCCGGCAAACATCAGCATGTTGATTAGAGAGGTGCGAAAAGTAAAGGATAGCACTTCATTGGATAATTATATGTTATGCAATGTAGTGAACAGTGGAACGAAAATTGGGACGACTGTATCAGTGGTAAATTATATTGATTTAGGGGATATGTAGATATGATGACATACACAGAAATAGGGCTTGCTTTGATTACTGATGCAATAGCATCTGGTAAACAGGTAAGATTTTCGAAAATTGAATTAATTGCTGATCCAGAAAGATCCGCGAGAGAACTTATTCATAATGCAGATATTGCTTCGGTAGAAAAATATAATAATACAACGATAGATATTAAAGCTGTAACAGATAATTATAATTTTAAAAATGATTATTTTTTTAATCGTGTCAATGTATATGCAACGGGATCAGGTGGACAGGAAGTATTGTTTTGCTTCCAACATACAGCCACCTGTCCTGTTTATATACCGGCGTATGATGGCCGGACGATTCAGAACGAAATTAAAATCAGATTGACTGTTACATCGGCTGATGTAGTGGACATTGTCAATGATGGTGTATATGTTCTGAGAACTGATTTTGAGAAAGAATTAGCTAAAAAGATTAATACTGCTGATATCATTCAGGATGCGGATTCAGATGCCGTGGATAAAGTGGTATCGGCGGCTGTGGCGAAATATCTTAAGGAACAGATCGAAGATAAAATCGATAAATCGGCGATCATACAAAATGCTACTACGGCGGCCCTGGATAAAGTAGTATCGGCAGCAGTGGCAAAAAATTTACAGGATCAAATTACTGCACAAAACACGAAGATAAAAGATTACTCAAGCATTATAGGCACATCATCCCAATATGTAGAAAACGTACCGGCAATGTCGTGGACTGAGGTAGGCAAAGCAAACATCACCGTACCAAAAGACGGACATTATGAGATATATGCAAAAGTAATTGCAAACGGTGTAACAGCCGCCAATACCGGTGTTTGTACCGCTAAACTTAAGTGCGACGGTGGAGAATCAGGTATAAACCCGCGTAACTCATTCCCCATCAAAGTGGGTCTGATGACAAATACCACATGCATTACAGTTGAGTATTTAAAAGCTGGTACTCATGTATTGAGTTTGGATGTCTATCCTGATTCGCAGATTGGAGCTGGATACTGCTCATTTTTAGTAAAGGCTTTTTAATGCGTTACTTGTATGTTTGCAGATAATATCGTCAAATTGCAAACGTTAATATGGCGTGGTAAATGTTTTTATTGCAATATATTTTGCCCCTATCGATATAAATACCGGTGGTGTCGTTATCATACGCATACACAGCACCAATGATCGAGGATACATCACACATAAGCGCGTCTTGTCCTGAGTAAGTCAGATTGCTAAAAGCAATAACAGCTATATGCCCTATTTTTGTTATGGTTATCGGTGTATTTACCGTGGCGCTCCATGATGTATTCAGCTTGGTTTTGTCGATGTTTATAATTTCTGGATTTATCTTCGTGTTTTGTAATGCAATTATTAATCATTATTTAGGTCAAGTGAACTGGCCAGAAAGGAAAAAATATGGAAAAAATTAAACTTGGCTCTGGAAAGGAGCTGGAACTTGTTATATGTGGCATCATTACGGACAGTAAAAAAGTAATAATTAAATTTCTTCCGGGTGAGGACAGCTTGGATATGCTGAATACACTGCTGATGTCAGAGGAAGAGACAACAAAAATGAAACTGTTATCTGAATCAGGTGACGAATTGGCTATTTACAATGGATATACACGGCTTGAGAGTATTGGACAGGAACTTAATGCAGTAATCAGATGCACGCAGGATGAAATACAGGAGCCGACCACAGGAAAGCTGGTGACTGCGGTATTGAGTAAGCAGGATGATACGGAAGTACGGTTGGATGCTATTGAAGCACAATTGACAGATACACAGATGGCATTATGTGAGATCTATGAAGGGATGGTATAAAATATGGTGAAGATATATTCAGAATTGATAAAAAAAGGACTTAAGAGTATTGAGGATGTTCCTATACGGATTAAAGAACAGGTAAAGCAGGTGTTGATCGAACTAGATTTGCCTGATTTGGCACAGTAGGCATACTAATAGCTCCGGAGGGAACCCCGGAGTTAAAAAAGGCGGTACATATGTCAGGCAGCGTACCGGCGATATGCTGCTTGAACATTCTGCTGACTAATATAACAGTAAATCTGTGTAGTCTTTAAATCAGCATGACCGAGGATTGTTGCAACGTCTTGTATATTAGCACCGCGGTCAAGTAGGTTTGTAGCAAGAGTACGGCGGTATCGGTGAGGGTGCACGTTTTCCACGCCAGCTCGCTTACCGATCTGTTTCAACGTAGTTTCAATCCCAGCTTTGGACAGGCGTTTATGTGGTGCCTTTAATCCTGCAAAGAGTGCAGGGTTACTGTCCGTTCTGGCATTAAGGTAGTCCTGAAGGTGCATAAGGGCAACGGGCGTAAGGTATATAGTACGTTCTTTATTTCCTTTGCCCAAGACAACCGCATCGCGGGTCAGGAAGTTGATATCAGACCGGTTGAGACGTACAATTTCCGAGACACGGCAACCGGAGGCATACAGAAATTCCAACAGGGCAAGATCCCGGGTAGAAGTGCAGGCCTGTTTCAGGCGTTCCATCTCTGGCCCAGTATACGGTTTTTTGACTACTTTTGTGTATTTGATCTGAGATAGGGCAGCGCATGGATTGCGCCCGATCAACCCTTCAGCAGAGAGCCAGTTAAAAAAGCTTGAGAAACAGCGTCGGATACCGTCAAGGGTACGATTGCTGACTTTACGGCAGCGCTTATAGTCTGCGAGGTAATACCGTAAATCATAAGTCGTAATTTCGTAAAGCGGTTTGCAAAGACTGTGAATCATTAAATAACAGGCATCCCGATACCTTTGCACGGTGGCTTCAGATTTGCCTTCTATGCGCTTCGTTGCGATAAATTTCGATAACATAGAATCGGGAGTATTATCAATTACAGTGACTTCGGTTGTACGTTCCTGAATCTCATAAGCATTAAGCTGTAGAGTGAGCGCATCCTGTACCGCTTGTAGTTGTTCATCAGTGAGAATGGCTCTCACAGACATAGATATGTTGTCAATTATAGTTGTGCGTAAATCCATAAAATCCCTCCTTTGACTCTATTTTAGTCGGTAGGAGAAGAGGGTGCAGTAAGATATTTACAAAACACGAAGATAAAAGATTACTCAAGCATTATAGGCACATCATCCCAATATGT